GAACGGTGTTCTCGGTTCCGGTACTCTGCAGCGCGGTGCAATTTTGGGCCAGCAAACCGGTACGGTTGTATCGGCCGCTGGCACGAATACCGGCAACGGCACGATCGGCTCCATTTCGAAGGGCGCTGCCGTGCAGGCTGGCGTCTACACGCTTGTGGCGACCAGCGCTACGAACTTCACGGTCGCTGGACCGGATGGCCTAGCTTTGCCGAATGCGACCGTCGGTACCGCCTACGTCGGCGCCGACCTCAACTTCACCATCACCGCGGGTGGTACGGCGTTTGCGGCCGGTGACGAGTTCACGGTCACGGTACCGTCCGGCAACTACGTGCTGTCGAAGACGACGGCTCAAGACGGCAGTCAGGTTCCGTGCGCGATCCTTGCTGACTATGCAGATGCGAGCGGTGGCGCAGTGGCCATCGGTGTGTATCTGATGGGCGAGTTCAACGTGAACGCAATCCAGCCCGATGCCAGTTGGGGCGCCAACTCTGCCGCATGGGGACCGACTCTCACGCAGATGCTGCGCCAGTTTGGCATCTTCCTGAAACCGGTGCAGACCGCAACCGACCCCACCTAACCGGACCTCCTCCATCGAGAGCCCCGCTTCGGCGGGGTTTTTCTTTTGGTGGGTGTCGAACGCAATCGGAGCCCTGAATGACTACCACGAACAACACGTTCATTTACGACACAAACACCCTGATTCAGGTCGTACCGAACCTGAAACGGGCGCAGAAGTTTCTGCTCGACAAGTTCTTCCCGAACATTGTCATGTCGGATTCGGAATATGTCTCGATCGACGTCGATGTCGGCATTCGCCGCATGGCGCCGTTCGTCTCTCCTCTGGTCGAAGGCAAGCTTGTCGAGCAGCGCCGCATTCAGACGAACGTCTTCAAGCCGGCCTACATCAAGGACAAGCGCGCTCCAGATCTTCGCAAGCCCGTTCGTCGCATGATCGGTGAGCGGATCGGCGGGGACCTCAGCGGTGCTGAGCGCGAAATGGCCAATCTCGAATTCGAGATGAGCGACCAAATCGACATGATCGACCGCCGCCTCGAGTGGATGGCTGCGCAGGCCTTGAACGGCGCGACGGTCACCATCGCTGGCGACGGATTTCCGACTGTCGTCGTCGATTTCGGTCGCGACGCAAGCCTTTCCATCGCGCTGTCCGGCGGCAACCAGTGGGGTCAGAACGGGGTGGTGCCGTCCAGCAGCATCGAGAACTGGGGCCACCTGATGCTAAAGAAGTCGGGTGGTGTGGCGACCGACCTGGTGTTCACCACCACCCCCTGGGAACTGTTCATTCAGGATCCGGTGGTTAAGCAGACGATCTGGTATCCCGGCAATGGTGGCCAAGGCAACACCGTGAATGTCGGCGCGCAGATCCAGCGCGGTGCCCAGTACAAGGGCCGTTGGGGCCAGTACGACCTGTGGGTCTACAACGACTGGTATGTCGACCCCGTGACCAACGTGGAAACGCCGATGTTGGCGGACGGTACCGTGCTGATGAGTGGTGCCGATCTGATGGGGACTCGCGCGTTCGGCCAGATCATGGATCCGGCCTTCAACTACACCGCGCTGCCGTACGCGCCGAAGACCTGGGTGGAGAACGACCCGGCGCAGCGGGTCATCCTGATGCAGTCGTCGCCGATCGTCATCCCGAGCCGTGTTAATGCGTCGCTTTCCGCGACCGTCTGCGCTGCGGTGGTGAACTGATGGCTAAGGCGATCACAGCAATCGTGGCGCCCGGAAGGACCGTCTATACCGAGGCGGTTCAGGCGAAGGTCTGGGACGCAGAAGCGAAGCGGGAAGTAGACGTTGTCAAGGCCGCAGGTCCCAAGGGGCCTGGTGAGGCTGTTTCGCTCCCGGAGAATGAGGTCAAACGTCTCCGGGCGCTCGGCTTCCTCCTCGCACCGAATGCCGAGCCGGCTCCGCCGACGGCGCCCGGGCCTTCCTTCGACTTCAACGAAGGACCGCAGGTCAAGGTGGCCTAAGAGATGGTGAACTGGGATGCGTTGGTTCTACGGCCTCTGATGGGCGTTTTCGGGGAATCGGTGACCTACAGGCCCGCCTCTGGCGGGTCTTTTGTTATTACCGGTGTCTTTGATGACGCTTACCTGAAAGAGGTCATGTTCGAGGATGCATCCACGGGCGTGACCGAGATCAGCGCGGTCCTTGGCGTCCAGGTCTCCCAGTTCGCCGCTCCACCGGTTCAGAACGATCAACTGTCAGTGGCGAGCGTCAATACGACGTACGTCGTGCGGGAAGCGCGTCCAGATAGTCATGGCGGCATGAAGCTCCTACTGAGCAAAGTGAGTTCACCATGACCACGTCCGCAGATCTGCGCGCTCTATTCGTCAGCGCTTTGAAAGGCGCGACGAGCGCCGGCCAATCGGTGTATTCGCCATTCGATTGGCCGACGTCGCCAACGTCATATCCGCTGATCCTTGTGCATGCGAGGAAGGAGCGGAAGGTGTCGCTGGGGCCGAACGTTCCTGAGTTCGACGTCTACACCAGGGTCGAGATCCTCGCCAGGACGAAATCGCCAGCGCAGGTCGGTGATGCAGGATCCGCAACGGCCCTAGCTGCAGCAGAACTGCTGAAGGCGCAAATCGAGACCACCTTGATCAACAACCCTTCGATCTGGCAGGACCCAGCCGGCGGACAACGCATCGAGCAATTCACGTCGATGGAATCGGACATAGACACCAGTTCCGAAGGCGACATGCCGATGGCTGAACTGGTGATGCACATCGAGGTGAAGTTCTATCAGGGCCCCGAGTTGTTCTATCCGATCGCGACTGTGCCGTTGCAGACCGTCAATGCTCACGTCGACACCGCATCGCCTTTCGATCCGAGCGGCACTTATCCAAATCCGCCTTTCCCAGCATCAGTCAATCCCGCACCGCGCACCGCTGGGCCTGATGGCCGGGATGAAGGCGCGCTGACGATCACGCTTCCCCAATAGGAGCACACCCCATGAAGGTCTACCCAAGTCCAGGGCTCTCCGTGCGAGACCCGGCGACGATGAATTTGCTCGATGAAAACGGGCTCGAAGTCGCTGACGGCGATCTCTATTGGGATCGCCTGCTGCGTGACAAGGACGTAACGCTGACGCCTCCGGCGAAGGCCAAGCCCACTACCGGGGGTGACAAGCAATGACGATTCCATTCAAGCAGATCCCGCAGAACCTCCGTGTGCCGCTGTTCTACGCGGAGGTTGACAACAGCCAAGCGAACACCGCAACGGCCAATCAGCGTGCGTTGATCATCGGCCAGATCACCTCGGCCGGCACGGCCACCCCGAACGTGCCGATCATCTCGCAAGGCGTCGCCGATGCGAAAACGCAAGGCGGCCAGGGCTCGATGCTGGCGCAGATGACCTACACATATCGCCAGAACGACACTTTCGGCGAGGTGTGGTATCTGCCGCTGGCAGATGACCCGGCCGCAACGGCTGCGACGGGTTCGATCGCATTCACCTCTGCGCCGACAGCGAGCGGCGCGCTCTCCCTCTATATTGGCGGCATGCTGGTGACGACCGCTGTTACGGCGAGCATGACGACTGCCCAGGTGGCGACGGCGGTTGCGGCGGCGATCAATGCGATCAACGACCTGGCGGTGACCGCAACGGCGAGCACTTCGACCGTGACCATCACGGCCAAGAACAAGGGTTTGGCCGGCAACGACATCGACATCCGCGCGAACTACCGCAGCGTCGCGGGCGGCGAGTCGACGCCCGCAGGCCTTGCGTTCACCATCACCGCCATGGCAAGCGGCGCCACCAATCCGAGCTTGACCACGGGATTGGCGAACCTGCAGAGCATGCCGTTCGACTTTATCGTCTGCCCCTACACGGACACGACGTCGTTGAACGCGCTGCAATCGTTCCTGAATGACACCACAGGGCGTTGGTCCTGGAGCGTCCAAGTCTACGGGCACTGCTTCTTCGCTTACCGTGGTACGTCGGCTGCGCTGACGACGTTCGGCTTGACGCGCAACAACCAGCACGAATCGTGCATGGGCTTCTACGATTCGCCCACGCCGGTCTGGAAGTGGGCCGCAGCTTTCGCAGCTGCTTCGGCGGTGAGTCTACGCGCTGACCCGGGTGTGCCGCTGCAAACTCTCGCGCTGGCGGACGTGTTGGCTCCGCCGCTTGCATCGCAGTTTTCGCTGTCGCAGCGCAATACCAACCTGTACGACGGGATTTCCACCTTCACGGTGGGTACCGACGGCACAGTGCGTATCGAAAACGCGATCACGACCTACCAGCAAAACGCTTTTGGTCAGCCGGACAACTCGTATCTCGAAATCGAGACGATGTTCCTCCTGGCGTTCGTGCTGCGTTCGATGGCGACTCTGGTCACTTCGAAGTATGCGCGGGTGAAGCTGGCGGCCGACGGCACTCGTTTCGCCCCCGGCTCGAACATCGTCACGCCGAGCATGATTCGCGCCGATCTCATCGCCGCGTATCAGACCCTCGAATACAACGGCTACGTCCAAAACAGCCAGGCATTCGCGCAAGCCATCATCGTCCAGCAAAACGCGAGCAATCCGAACCGCGTGGATGTTCTCTGGCCTGGCACGCTGATCAACCAACTGCGCATCTTCGCGCTGCTGGCCCAGTTCCGCCTCAGCTAATCGAATAGGCCGCCCCCGCGCGGCCACTCTATCTGGAGGGCCAGATGGCCGATACCACCAACCGCTTGGCCGGGATTGCATTTATCTCGGTCGACGGGCAGAGCTACATGCTCCAAGCCGACCTCACATATCGCGTTTCGAAGATCGAGCGCGAATCGCTGATCGGGCAGGACACCGTCCATGGCTACAGCGAGAAGCCGTCGACCGGGATGATCTCCGCAACGCTGCGCGACGCCAAGAACCTGAGCGTTGCCTCGATTAACGCGATGACGAACTCGACCGTCGTGCTGCAGTTGGCGAACGGCAAGACGATCATCGGCCGCAACATGTGGACGGTCGATGTCCAGGAAGTTAAGACTGCTGAGGCCACGCTCGAAGTGAAGTGGGAAGGCCCGAGCGTCACGGAGGCATGACATGTCGCAGCCCGAAGAAAAGCTTCTGAAGCTCCGCAAGCCGGTCACGATCGGCAGCGGCGAGGGTGCCATGACGTACGACTCGCTCAATCTCCGCGAGCCGACCGCCGGCGAACTCGACAAGGCCATGGCGGCATCCAGCAACATCGGCATCGGGATCATGCTGATCCACCTGGTGGCAGGGGTGCCGAAGATCGCCGTTGAAAAGCTGTGCCAACGTGATTTTACGGAGGCCAACGAGTACCTCGGGGGTTTTACCGACGATGGCCCGACGGCTGCGGAAGCGTAGTTGCTGACGTCACGCATTTTTTCCGCTGGGGGCCAGAAGATGCGTGGCGATTGAGCCTGTCCCGCCTGGAATGGTGGATGGAGCAGGCGATGCGGATCAAAAAACTGATGGAGCAGTGAATGGCGGCTGGTTCGACGTTTCAGGTCACGATCTCTGCGGTCGACAAGGCCACGGCCTCGATCCGGAAGATCAAGGCCTCGATCGCGAACGTCACGAAGCCGGCCACTGATCTCAAGGCATCGTTCTCCGCCTTGGGTAAGGAGGCCGGCCTCGACCGCGTAGCAAAGGGCATCAAGTCCATCGGCGGAGCAGCTCAAGATGCGGCCCGACAGGTTGCATCGGTGCTGACCCCGCTCGCTGCAATTGCAGGGATTGGCTCCGTCGCAGGGATTGCTCTACTCGCCAACGAGTGGGGCAAGATGGGGATGGAGGTCTCGAAGACTTCGGCCGTCCTCGGTGTTTCAGCGGACGAACTTCAAGCCTATCGCGGAGCGGCGAAGCTCGCGGGGCTTTCCTCTGATGACATGACCAGCAGCCTTAAGAGCTTGGGGCGAACGATCGAAGACGCGACCTTCGGGCGTAACCAAGACGCGTTGGTCATGATGCAGAAGTTCGGAATCCGTCTGCACAAGACTAAAGACGGTGCGGTGGATGCGACCCGGGCGCTGCATGACGTGGCCAATGCGATCGTCATGCAGAAAGGAAACGTGCAGGCCCAAGCGCTCATAGCCGGAACGTTCGGCGTTGAATCTCTCCTGCCCCTCCTTCAGGAGGGTGGGAAGGGCATAGATGAATTCGTGCGCAAGGCCCGTTCGATGGGACTTGTGTTCGACGACAAAGAGATCGCGAAAGGAAAGCGATTCAACGAGAACATGCTCAGGTTGGAGGCTTCGGCTACGCGGCTGAAGTACTCATTTGGGGAAGCGCTCGCGCCCGCCGTTGAGACGGTTCTGAACGTCATCGGGCGACTTGTCGACAAGTATGGCGACATGGTCGCAACCAAGGTTGCAGAATACGCCGAGAAGTTCGCGAAGTGGATCGAGAAGGTTGATTGGGAGAAAACCACCAATCAGATCGGCAAATTCGTTGATGCCATTGGCGGAGTTAAAGGGATTGCTATTGCAATCGCCGCGATCTCGTTTGCCGGACCCATCGCCAGCGTGCTGAGCTTGATCGCCAATCTGACGCTACTGACCTCCACAACGGTGCCCGCAGCGGTGACGGCGCTAGCGCGGCTTGCCGGCGGACCCGTTATGGCGGCTGTGCTGGCATTGCTGCACTCAAAGGACCTCAATACAGGTGAGGCCGAATACTTGGCGGATCACCAAGCGACCGCAGGAGAGCCGTGGAAGGGTGATCCGATTGGAGATCGGCGTCGTGCTGGAGCGGCGAATGATCCTCAAACGGCGGGCGTTGTCGCCAAGCTACAGGCTATGGGCTGGTCCAAGGAGGCAGCCGCGGGTTTGGCGGCGAATTTCTGGAAGGAAAGCCTCTTCAATCCTAAGGCAGTCGGCGACAACGGGCATGCCTACGGCATCGGCCAGTGGCATGAAGACCGGCAATACGAGTTCAAGAAGCTGACGGGCGCGGACATTCGCGGGTCGACGCTAGAACAGCAACTGCAATTTGCCGACTACGAGCTTCGCCAAGGCAAAGAGCAGGCTGCCGGCCGCGCGCTCCAAGGGGCCAAAACGGCCCAAGAAGCCGGGGCTATCGTTTCGCGCCTGTATGAGCGGCCCGCTGATGCAGCCGGAGAGGCTGCGCAGCGCGGTCAAATGGCCGCCGCCATCGACCAGAAGCTGCAAATTGACGTGCAAGTGCACAACGCCCCTCCGGGTACTCGGGCGACCGCCAGCGTGCGGGGCAATGGCGCGTCGGGTGCCCGCGTCAGTACCTCGAACGTTACGGGACCCCAAGCATGAGTTTTTCCGCGCAAGTAGGAAATGCCGTCGGAAGCATCGCGGGCGTTGCAAAGACCGTCAGCGAGCTGACGAGTCTTTTCAGCGGGAGCGGATACTGGAGCCAGCTCCGTCCGGCCAGTTACAACGGTATCCCCTTTGCGGTGCTATCGGAAACCGGCCGATTCGGGCGGCGCTCGGTCGTCCATGAGTACCCGAACAAGGAAACGATGCCCTGGATTGAGGATCTGGGGCTGCAGACCAACGTCTTTCGCATTGCTGGCTTCCTCGTCGAGAACAGCCTTGTTTATGGCGGAGGTCCAGTCCTTGACCAGCGTGATCGGCTTCTGAAGGCGATTCAAGGTGGTGCGACCGGCAGCACCAAGGCACCAGGCCTCGGCACTCTCGTGCATCCGACGTTTGGCACGCTCAAAGCGAACTGCATGGAGGTGGAGTTTGGAACTTCCTGGGATCGTGGGCGCGTTGTCGAAGTCCGATTCGTTTTCGTCCGTGGAGGCGATCGTCTCTATCCAGAGGCTAGAAAGCCCACGACGAGTGCAGTTGAGAGCGCAGCGTCGGACTTGAACGCATCGTCGCTGATGAGCTTTGCGAAGCGTATCGCCAGCATTGTTTCGGCCGGGGCTCAGGTTATTCAGTCGGCCGTGTCTACTGTCGTAGGCTGGTATCAGTCCGTCACCACATTGATCCACGACGTAAGGCGGTTCTGGAACTCTGTCTCTACGTTGGCCGGGAATTTCGGACGCCTATTCGGCGGCGGAAATGAAGGATACGCAGGCTCCAACCCGAAGGCTGCGAGCACCGCGACAGTGGCGAGCCTGATCTCGGCCGATACGCTCAATCGGGCAGCCGTTGCAACCGCTGGCAGTGCACTCTCCGCGGCGGCATCAAATGTGGGTGCCGATCAGGCGACTTTCGCGGCGGCGGCGCAGAGTGTTGTTTCCGCCCTTGCAGCGTCGGCATCCTCGCCGGCAGATGCAATTCGCCTTCTCTCGTCGCTTCTCAGCTATGTTCCGGCGCCCGTTGTGGGCGCATCGCAGATTGCTGTTGCGCAGACGACCATGCAGGCGGCCTGCGCTGACCTGCTTCGGCGCTCCACGGTGTCACAAATCGCGGTATCGGCAACCGGGTATCAGCCGGTATCGGCCGATGATGCATCCAATGTTCGAGACAGCATTGCCGCGCTGGTCGACAACGAGATCACGATTGCCGCAAATCAGGGTGAGGATGGCGTCTACATGTCGCTGAGGAGCCTGCGGCAGGCCGTGGTTGCGGACCTGGATGCGCGCGGATCAGGGCTGGCGTCGGTGCAGGTGTTCAACTTTGCTAGCACGTTGCCGGCGCTCGCTTTAGCAAACCGTATCTACAGAGATGCGACACGAAGCGACGAGCTGGTATCGCAGGCCAATCCTATCCACCCGGCATTCATGCCAGTGAAGTTCTCTGCGCTCTCAAACTAAGCGATGCAGGACGACGGAATCTATCTATCGGTCGGCGGCAACATGCTGTCGGGCTGGACGAGCTTGCGGTGTACACGTGGCATTGAGCGATTCCCGAGCGATTTCGAAATCGGGATGACGGAGTTGTTCCCGGGGCAGGCCAATGACTTTGTTGTTCAGGAGGGCGACGAGTGCATCCTATCGCTCGGCGCTGATCCGGTTATTACCGGCTATGTGGACCGAGTTGTGCCGTCGATCAGCGCCAACATGCACGAGATTCGTGTAACCGGCCGCGGCAGGTGCCAGGATCTGCTCGATTGCGCTGCCGAGTGGCCAAACGGACAGATCAGCAATTGCACGGCGCTCGACATAGCAACCAAGCTCGCTATGCCGTACGGCATTACCGTCAATTCGGATGTGACGGGGCTGCCCATCATCCCGCAGCAGAACATCATGCTGGGCGAAACCGGATACGAGATTATCGAGCGGTCGGCCCGATTTAGTGCGCTGCTGGTATATGAGAATGCAGATGGGACGCTGGAACTTACCCGCGCGGGCACCGAGGCCATGGCCAGCGGTATTCAAGAGGGCATCAACATGGAAAGCGCGGCAGTCGAGCGCTCCATGGATCAGCGTTTCTCAGAGATCATCTGCGTCATGGTCGGCACAAACAACCTGCTCGACCTCAACGCGGTCAACGCACCTGCCTTTACAGCCAAAGACCCAAACGTTCCCCGACACCGCCGCCGCATCATCATTGCCGAAGCGGGAGAACTTGGGTGGAGCATCGGAAAGCAGCGTGCGATA